TGTTGAACCTTGCGTGTTGCGCTAGGATCAAAATTGACCCGTATATTTAGGATTTCTTCTTGTACGTTATCAGGCAAACTCTAACTCCCCAGCCTTAAACTTAGTCGGAGCTTCCGCTGACTTAGCAGCCACTGGCGACTTAACTGCCTGCTCAATCGACTTGTTCTTAAATAGATCACCGTCCGCGCTAACGGTAGCTCCTGCCGGAGCATTCTTGTGCTTGATATTGATCTTAATATCTCTCATTGCTTTAGCAGAAGCATCGGCAGTCGTAGATTGTTTATCGAGTGCCGCACGATCAGCGGCGGTCGGGAATGTACTGGTGTCTCCCCCGGACGCAATCGCGTTCATTCGCTTGATCGAATCAGCAGTTGTTTCTGGCGCCCCACTTGGCCAAGCGAATGGATCGGTCGGAAGACCAGTCGAGCTAGCCGCAGTTTGCGCGGCCGTAGCTGGCGTATCTGCCCCTGGCGTCTTCGGCGGACCAACATTCAGGTGGCCGATGCGGAAATTGCTATAGTACCCGCCGCCGAAGCTACGCGAGATTTTCCCATCTGCGCCAACAGGAGCAAATATTTCTCTATCATTGTTGGCCGATAAGATGTCCAGTGTATGGGTTGTGGGGTCATAACCTTTGGGCCCGACAATCATCGCGTGGCCCCCGCCAAACTTAGCGAGAACGTCTCCGGGTTGAGCCTGCGCCGCGTCCACCGCATCCCCATAGTGAAGATAGGATGCAGCCGATGGATAGTCCCCCTTCACGCCCGCTGGCAGCGTGCCCGGAGGGAGGTGCTCTGACCGTGCCAGCACAGCAGTAACAAACTCGGAGCAGTCCTCCCCTGTGGAGTATGTTAGGCCCTGGCTAGTAATGTAGCTTTTAACCTGCTGCCATGCCTCTCCCTGAGTAGCTTTGGTGTTGCCCAACGCAACTATCTGCGCGGCTTGTTGCAGGACTGCCTTGTCAATCGACCCGCCAGTGGTCGGGTTTATTCCCGTTAACAACGGATTGCTTGATGAAACGCCTGTCACCGGATTTGTAGTAACCGCGCCGCGTATAACTTGCGCGCCGCTCGGCAGCGTTTCAGTAACTTGTGGGCCGCCAAGTGTTTTTGCGGTAGCCGCCGAAGGCGCTAGGCGTCCTTTATTCGCCGCGACAAATTCTGGATGCGCCTTCTCATAAGCTGCGGCGCTTCCAAGTCTGTTCATCTCAATTGCTTGATCAATTTGCGCATCGGAAAGGCCCCCTGGCCTGCCTGCCTCTACTTTTGCTCTATTCGCAAAGAATGCATGTAAAAATGCGGGGTCTTTTGCCATTTCCGCAGTAAGAATCGGATTGTTTTCATATCCCGGTACAGACGTTTGACCGCCATGAGTCCAGAGACTGATGGCGTCATTCATGTGCTTTCCAACATAAATCGGAGACTGAAGCAGGGCCATATTGGAAGCGAGCCCATGCACTGGAGTCGGGAAACCGGCAATTTGATTCCCGCCACCGATCACACCAACATCCGTCATGCCGAAGCGTGCCGAGTCCTTACCGGGCCACTGTGCTCCAGGATTGTTATATCTGATAGATGCTGGAATGCTCTTATTGCCACGATCTTGCAGACCGTAAGTAGCTCCGTCACCGGACGCACCAGTGGCGGCCGCAGCCGTTGTCGGCCAATCCGCCGCCGGTTTTCCACCTACAAATTGACCACCGAGCCCTACGCCTCCTGTACTAATCCCTCTCGCGTAAGCCCGCTGGCCCGCAGAAACATTCATGAATGACGGAGGCAATCCGGTAATCTGAGAGAACCGTTCCGGCGAAACATTAATACCGAAGTCTTGATTTCCCATTACTGCGGCGAGCGGCGTACCTGTCGGTCCGGTTACTGGGGCGGGAGGAGGACTAACAGTCGTAGTCGTCCCGTCGGTTCCGCCTCCGCCTCCGCCTCCGCCTCCGCCTCCGCCTCCGCCTCCGCCTCCGCCTCCGCCTCCGCCTCCCGGACCCCAACCACCACCTTGCGACCTTTCAATTTGATCGAGTAGGCGATCAATGTTTAAATTGAATCGATGGACCTCTTCGGTATTCTCCGAAGTCTTTTCCGTATTCTTCGTATCTCCGCCCGATCCTTGATCGAGTAGTCCCGCGAAGCGCGGAGCCCCGCCACCGCTCCCCGGAGGAACTTGCGGTCCGGGAATAGCTGAACCTCCGAGGTCATCAGACAAATTTCGTTTCGAGCCTCCTCCTAGCGCGTCATAAAAGATATTCCCCGGCTTTTGTGCCCAAGGGCGAGCGTGAAGGACTTGTTTTAGAATTTCTCCTGGAGACATCTGTAATGTACGTTTTACTCCTTGTGGACCCGGCTGATCCTTCAGCGTAGGCAAAAGACCTTTTTCATAAATTGATTCGATCCGTTTAATAACTTGATCTTCAATTGTAATGATATTTTTAACCAACTGAGTCTCTGGACCCACAGCAAAAGATCGTAATAAATTCTCAATTTCCTCTCGGTTCTCCCGCTCCTTCTCTAAAGCTTTATTCAATTCTATCTGCTGAACATTTTGCTCGCCTAACAATCCCAAACGTTTTGCATTAGCCTCAGTTAAGTCATGATGTATATTCATTAACTGAGTAGCACTAAACTGTTCAAGCCATGATTGCTGCTTATAAGCGGCGAGCGCAGTATCATGCGTACGATTTAGCTCGTTATTGTAGACGTTCTCTCCTATTCGACGAATAAAGTTTATCTTGTCTACTTCACTCGTCATTCCTCGAAGGGTAACGAGAGCCTGCGCCATTATTTGCGCTTGCCCAGGGGTAACGAGAGCAAACAACTGTTGACGCTTACTCGCGTTAAGCATTATCTCCGCGTAAGCTCGCGAGAAGCCTTGTACTAACGTAGTAGCCTGTTGAGCGCTTAAACCAGCTACTCGCATTTGATCAGTAATATTCTTAAACTGACCGACGCTTATTCCAACTTGCCGCGCGGCGTTCCCCATCTCTACGCCTTTGCGCGCCCACTCGCCCATTGCTCCTATCATTCGACCTATTTCGTAAACTCCCACCGCCATAGCGATAGGATAAACCCCGAAGACCTTAGCTAAGTCTTGAAAGGTTCGGCCTATCCCTAAAGCGTCGCGCGAGAGCTTCCCGAAAGCATCCGCTACTTCATCGAACTGCTTAGTTAATCGCTGTGCGGCTTGAGCCGATGGACCTGTCGAAAGATCGTTAAGCGCAGTGCGCAGCTGCGCGACCTGCGTGGACGCGTTGTCCTGATACTGAACAGTTAACTGAAGGGTTCGTTGTTCAGGCATCTGGCGTAGACTCAGCTCTCATAACCCGCGTAAGTTGCGCAGTTCGGTGAAGATGTAAACGTACATCCTTCAGCGGCATAGATAAAAACACGTCGGGCAATTGATGATAATAATGAGCAAGACGATAGCAATCTAATATGATATCGTTTTCTTGTCCTGCTATACCCGACGTGTTGGAAGAAAAAACCGCATTAGTTCGTACGCGCAAACATTCCAATCGCGCGGGTCCATTGCGTCGAGAAGCGGCGGAAGAACATCGGAGAGTGCCGCCATGATATAATGCATCTTCCGCTCTTCAATTATCCATTCGCCTACGTTATTCATCCGTGCCGGATTACCATAGCGGTTAATATCGCCTCCGCGCGGCTCCCGGAACGAAAGCTCGTTTATGGTCTCGTTCTTATTGTTCTTAATAGGCTTAAACGAGAGCTTAACAACCATCGGCCAAGCTACATCGTCCGCCGGAAGATCGGCGGGAGATGATTCTAGCTCAGGGGCCGGATGAGGCTTCGCTACTTCCGGTTCCGGCTTATTCTTTTCCGGATCAACGAAACCTTCCCGTATCACCCGAGGTTTCTCCTGCGGTAGTCTAGAATGTTCGTTCATGTTCTTTTCCGTCAATTGAGTTATGCTTCCTACTACCATGTTGTCTCATCGCAGATAAGACCCTCCCAACGCACCCTTACCTGACCATCTCGCGTATTTGCTTCGAGGCCAGCCTTACACGTAGCGCCAATCAGTGTGTATTGCATCTGATTAGCGAGTTGCGCTACGACAGTCGAATCAGTCTCCAACTCCAGCGCTTCGAGCGAGAGACCGGGAACCGTCGAGATATCTCCCTCAATGTATGGTACACGAGGGAGTTCCTGATACCCATGTACACCATCTTGTCCAGCTATCATTGTGCGCTCGACAGAGGACGGAGACACGGTAAAGTTCCCACGCAAAGCGAGTTGATTATCGTCCACCGTGAGATATGCGACGCCAGCGAACCTTTGTGCCATCGGGCTTCTCCTTCATGAAAGAGTTTCCCCTCCTCCTGCGTTTCGGCACGCTCGGAGTACATCTCCAAAGGCCAGAGGGCTCCAGTGTTTGGAGACGGTGGGTCGGGGCACCCCACTAAACGCGAAACCGTTCTACCGTAACAGTCGCTCGCGCCTAACCATTCGCTCCCGAAGCCGCCAAGAACGGAGCGGGAGCAGGTCCAATAATCGCTTCGTCTACGCCGCGCCCATACTGGAGACGGAACTGATTGAGGACGGCGAAGATACGAAGTTGATTGATGACATCTGGGGGATAGAGTACGTTGACACGATTTGGGTTTACACTATCCCGTTCGACCATCAAGAACTGTTTGAACAGACCGACATTCTCAACAAGACCATTGAACTCGTCGTTACGGTACTGAGCGATTAGGGCTGACTTGATGATCCCCGGAGTTACGATCGCCTGACCGGCGCCAAACTTAGTTCCATCATTAGCCAGCTTCGAACGCGGGAACGTATTCGTAACCATAGCCTTCTGATTCCTCATCAGCTTGGCGAGGGTCGCGAGCGTAGTAACAAGTTCATACGCGTCATCAGTAGCTCCGTAGAGGTTCCACTGATAGGTAGTCTGCTCTCGAAGGATCATCGGCTGACCGTCGCTACCCGCCCGCTGAATAGCCAGTCCATTCGAAGCGAGCGAATTCAACTCTGGGAAGTCGAACCGCTGATGAAGGGGTGCTGGCTTAATTTCATTTAACGAGAGCGACTGAAGCGGACGCGCCGGATCATTAATCAGTGCGCGTTGCGCCTTCGCGGTATACGCAGCTGTAGCCTCATACATAGGCGACTGGGCAGCGTACTCGAACGCCATTACTGATACGATACCGGAGTTCTGCGTAGCTCCCCATTCGAGCAAGTCCGCATACCCGTCGTCAGCCGATCCCGTGCTGGCTCCACGCTTGGCAGAGAAGATATGACCAAACAGCTGGCGCTCCCAACCCCACCTACCAGTGTCGCTGAAGCCGTACTCCTCCTCCCAATCGAACAGCGAATCAGAGTCCGTATATGGCAGCGCCACATACTCGTACGGTTCATCCCCGAGATTATTGATAGCTGCCGTAAAGTTCGGAACGCCTACCCCTCCGGTAAGGAACGCATCGACCGTAATGCCTAACCCCACTGGCGTAGTCTCTCCGCCGCGCGAGCCGTAATAATTAAGCATCATCGGAATTTCGTTGCCGTTAACTCCCTCGAAATTACACTTCACTGTAACTTGCGCGGGTTGAGTCGGAGGACCTTGAACTGTTCCACCGCTAACGTATGTTCCCGGATTAGCTAGCGCAGTGACTACGATAGTCGATCCAGTTGTACCAGTCTGGCAGACAAATGATCCATTGTAAGCTGCCGGAACAATACCAGCGATCTGAACCGTATTACCTACCACATAGTTGTGAGCCGCGCTCGTTGTATATGTAGATTTCTGCGAGGCCCAAGTAGCTTCTGTAATCGTTAGTTGCGTAGATGGAACGGAAGGCACAGACGTAGCCGTAACCGGAAGACTTGTCGCATTACCAAGGCTACCAATACCGAACCAAGTATTGATACCGTCCTCAATAGCAGTCGCTATATCGTCCACCGTATCGGTCGTAGCGATATTTACATTAACGTGTTCACCGCCAATATACAGATGGACCGTCCCCGCCGCAGTACACGGAGCCGAAACGTTAACAAGTCCGGTGGCTGCAATAGAACCCGAAGAAGCATTGACCGGAAGTCCCCACACTTCATTCGCGAAGTTGTTGGCGTAGAACGCCTTGAACATCCTATCCAGTTCGGAGCCTCCGCCGAAGAACTGCGACGACTGAGCTTGCGACCCGACTGGCGTCGCGATATCGGCTGGCGCCGTTCCGCCGGTCCTAGTCCCGATTAGAAGCGCACGCAGATTAATCGAAGGCAAACCTGCCATAGATGGATCAACTTCCACCCAGTACAGTGGGACCTTGATGTTCTGCGGGATTTGAGAAAAACTGATAGGCATGACTTACTCTCCCATCTCTTGTTTGAATTCACGGACTTTATCGAGTGGCTTAGTTTCAGACTTTGGCGAAGGCGGTTTAACTACGGCCAATTTAATTGATCCGTCATTTAAACGCTTCCGCGTATAACGATCATCCGGCCACTCGACCGCGCCCGATGGTCGAAACTTACCCGCTTTCGGATGGCGCAAAAGCCTGCGCATATTCTCATCCCGAGGCTCGACACGTATACCAGGGCGAATCTGTAACGGACGGCCCATAGGGGCGCGCCGACCTATTTGTCTTAATTTAAGATCGATCATTTTCGTCTCCTCATGGGAAACAAGTTAGGCTTAGATTTAGTCTGTGCTGTGAATTGGTATTTACCCGCTAGCTGATGACGAGCATTCATTTCCGCTCGCGTATCTCCAATTTTAACACCAGTCGAAATATCGATCTCATCGAGCGTATCAGTAATCTCCGGCCACCACATCGTACGATAGAAAGCCGTTATATCGTATTGGAGCTCAGCTGTTGGTGTCTCGTTAGTCTGATTCGCGTTTCCAAATTTGTGCTTTCTAACACCGCGTATGATTGATTCTATCCTTACGATGTCCGGGTTCTGCGATCCGTCTGTAGGGTTATAAGTATCTCCGAGATTCATAAGATATTCGTCTGTCCAAAATCGATTCATGATTGCCCAAAATGCCGCATCTAACGTCTTCTCTGCCGCTACATCGTCATTATTAGCAATAACGACTGAAAAGCCAATACGCAGAGCATGACTAAAGCGAACCATACCGGCATTTGCATCTCCATCCGGAGTCATTGTTTCATCGATAATATACACCCCGAGGAACGGAAGTAGGTTCGTTTGAACCTGACGCATCGGAGTTTTGCGTGCTGTATAATTCTTGAAGAACGGAGTACGTAAAGTCAACGTATCGAATAGCATATCGCGAATAACCAGCGAATAGCTTTGAGTAGCGGTAACGCCAGGACCGAGGCTAGCCGTAACCTCTAAGAGGTCCGGAGCTTCCGTAGCATTAAGGGTTAAGTTAGGCATGAGTTAATACCGCACTCGTTAAATTCACCGCCTGACCAGAAGTAATAGACATACTATCAATAATAATATCTGTACCAGAGGTACCAACAGATAGACCAGATACAACCACAACTCCATTCCCGTCTTTAATTTGCGCACTCCCTACTACTCCGTCCGCTATAGCCAGTCCCGAAATCGGAATACCGCTCATAAGTATCGTACCCGGATCGGTGGATTGAGTAAAAGACGGAAGCTGCAGCGCTAGCGTAGCCAACACGAGCCCCAAGCCCCGCGTGCCAATATCAATAGTTCCCGCCGAACCCGCCGCGTCGATAGCGTCGATCACCGCCTGCATCCGCGTCGTTTTCAATTGAGGATTATAAGCAACCGGCATTAGCTCGCTACCTTCACTTCGCGTAGCTGTAGCGTCGTTTCTCCGCCACCGTTCCGCCATACATTAATAATCTCAAACTCTCCCTCCGCCGGAACATTCCCGTCCGGACCTATAAGAATATGATCACCCTGTACTGGAATAGATGTTGAAGTAAAATCCGCTTCGAGGATATCTACAGTTGTTTGCTGATCCGATAATACCGAACCATCATCCAATGGAACCGAAACCGTATCAGAATGCCAGATCGCTCTACCTCCGTAACTTCCCCCAAACACCGGTATAAAAGTAACTGGTCGGGAGAACATTGTGAAGTTAGGTGCGTAAACTAAGGTTGAGAAGTCTTGTCCCATTGGAAATATTTCTCCATTAGTCCGTCCATACGTTCCACTAACCTATCCCAAAGAACTTCCCTTAAGATTGGTCTAGTAGATGGAGGGAGCTTCGTCCCCGGAGGAAGCTTACCGCTCGCCGTAACTGGACC